GATATCTGGATCGTGGGCCGCGTCCCGTGCTACCTCACACCGCGCTATGCGCTTCTCTGTAAGAGTAGGCTGCGTCAGTTGATTGCTCAACCACTGCAAACCTTGCACAAATTTCTCTGCTTCATTCATTGCCTGCTCCTTGTATGTGATTAGTCCCATAAAGCTAGGCACAAAAAAAGAAAAGGTCAACTAATTTATTGTGGGGGGTCTTCGTCTTCTTGGCAGCGCAGGCAACCTTGGCTGACCATGTCTACAATTGAGGCATAGCACCAGACACAGAAGGCGACCGGGCATATGCCAAAGTTACCGGCAATGCCTCCCTCTCCCTCAAGATCAACCTCCGATTCGCAAATCGAACAGGTTAGCCTTGTCCCCGGTTCTTCTTGTTCATCCCTTGCCACGATGATTTTGGTCCCAACTTTTTTCTGCCGTTGAGCGGGTAGGGTTTGTTCCTGCGCCGCGCTCTGGCGGGCTTTGTGTAGGAGTGCGCTGTTTGCTTTGCCATCAGATCTCACAAAATAAAAAACGGCGGTGAGGGATGGGATCACTCACCGCCGCGAGGTCAGTGGTAGGAGTCAACAAACCACTGTACAGGGAGGCGTCAGACAACGCTAACATCCCCTGCCGTAGAAGTCTACCGAACTTGAAGGGTGCCGGGTGTCGGTTTCAAAGAGATACCACGCCGCATTATCTTTGCCCGTATGACGACTGTCGGGTATCCACTTCACGCGGCCTACGCTGATAATCTTTTTGCAGTAGATCAGGTACGGCGCGGCCTGTTTGGTGTGCATCCAGTCTGCGTCAAACAGCAGCCATGTAGGAAGGATTGCCGACAGGTGCATCAGCATCGGATGCAGGACATCCCTGCTCCAGGGTGGGTTGGTAATGAAGAAGTCCACGTTCATGTCGGCATCTTCAATGTCAAACGCATCACGGATGTACGCTTTGAACTCATGTCCGCAGGGGGCTTTGAAGTTCGATGCTTCAATAGCCCTGTCGGAGGGTGAAATGTCACTGGCATACTCTAGGATAGGACAGAACTTTCCGCCGTGGGCTACTCCCTCAAAGCTGGACAGAGCACGGATTAAAGCACCGTCACCGGAGCAGGGCTCTATATATGTAAAGCGTTCGGGAAGATGCGGGATGAGGGGCTCGACCGCACTAACGGGCGTAGGATAAAAGTCTCTTTCGTTCCTCTCAAAATTGGAACGCTTGCCCATTACAGTGCTTGGAAGATAAGAACAGCCGTGTAGAAGACTGCTGTAGCAAAGATTGCGGTCATGCCTTCTTCTTCTTTGGAGTTTCTTCGCCAACAGGTATGTCTTTGCCCGTCACTTGTTCGAGCAGAAGCGTGAACTGACCGGACAACGTTCGGCGTTCTTTCGCAGCCATCTCTTTGAGTACGCGGTAGCTCTCAATTGGAACGACCACTGACTTCCATTTATCCGGGTTCATAACCTATTCATCCTTTAATTCTGGGATAGTATCGGATTTGTCTAGTTTCGTCAAGTCTCCCCAGTTCTCGCCCAGCGAGATGTCGCTAGGGCTGGGGACCTCCAGCGTGTAGGCAGATTCCATGATCTTGCACAGTTCTTCAGCCTCGCCTGCATCGGTAACAGAGAACGCCAATTCATCGTGTATCTGTACGAGGGGGATCTTGTTTTTCTCCTTGTAGACCGCAGCCATGGCAGCTTTGGTCTGGTCCGCTGCGCTCGACTGGATCAGGCGGTTCAACGCCTTGTAAGTATACGCACGTTTAATGTTGTCGCCATACTCAATGTGCGCCTCATCCTTCGGCAGGGCTCGTGCGGAAACAAAAAGGTTTGGCTCCCACAGATCAAACCGACACTTGCGCCCCAGCAGTGATCTGACAAAGCCGCCCTTATCTCGGTGCGACACCCTGCGCTGTACGGCATCCATGAGTTCTTTCACGAACGGAACATCTTCGTGGTACTGGCGCATGAGCCGTTTAGCTTGGTCCGTGGACACATCCAACTGCTCCGCGAGCCGCGTCTGACCCATGCCGTACATGATACCAAGGTTGATGGTCTTGGCCTGCTTTCGCGGAATGTTGGCTATATCGGCTACCATCTGGTGGAAGTCGGTCTTGGGGTCTTCGCGGTAGGCTTTGACGAACTCGTCGGACCCGGTCAGGCCCTTGTTCGTGAGGCTGGCGAAATGGACAAGGATGCGGGGCTCCTGCTGGTCGAAGTCCATCGACGCCCACTTCTCTCCTTCTTCGGGCAGGAACAGGCCGCGTATCTTGCGGGCCATGTCCGGGTTACGAGCGGGGATCTGCTGGAGGTTGGGGTTGGACATAGAGATGCGCCCGGAGACCGTGCCGCCACCTTCGGATCGTAGCTGGTTGATATGCCCGTGGATGCGGTCTTTCTCGGCGTAACGAAAGATGCTGGACAGGAATGTATTGCCCATCTTGTCGTACTCTCGCGCCTCGGCGATCTTTTGGGCAATGGGGTGTTCATGCTGGGACAGGAAGTTCTTTGTAAAGCTGGGCAGTCCCGTTTTGGTGCGGCCATAGGGTATGTCCAGATGGTCGAACACCTTGGCGATACTGGCAGCAGCCCATAGCTCTACCTCGACGCCGGTCTCCTTCTTAACGCTGGACTTGATGCCCTTGACGATCTTGAGGAGGTCCTGCTTGAGACGTTCGGCAGCGTCGAGATCAACACGAACACCCCTCCACGTCATTTCTATGCAAAGCGGTAGGACAGATGTCTCCATGTCAAAGACCTGCCAGAGGTCTTCCTTGGTTAGTTCCATCTTGAACAACTGCCAGAGGTCGAGCGTAAGCTGGGCGTCGGCCTCGGCATACTCTCCGACAAAGCAGGCGGGTAGTTTGTAGAGTTCACCCTTGGGGTCTACGCCAAACTCTTGGGCGGCTTCTCGCAGCGCAGCCTCCGACTTCATCAGCCCCATGTAATCGTAGGACACGGCATTGAGCGAATAGCTGAACCGGTTCTCGTTAAGCAGCGGCGCTGCCAACATGGCGTCGATCATCTTGCCCTTGAGGTCGATACCAAGGCGCTTGAGCCAGCCCACATCGTAGGCGGCGTTGTAGAAGATCTTGTCCGACGGGTGGTTCGCTATCTCTTTCTGAAACCAGCGCATGACAATGCCCCGGTCGAGGTTGCCGCCACCTTCGTGGGCAATGGGCAGATAGGCGTTAAAACCTTCGTATGCGACGGCAAACCCGACGACATCTCCGTGGCCGGTAGCCCATCCTGGGCCATGGGACTTGAGCCGTGGGTCTTTGGTCTCCAAGTCAATAGCGATTTCCGTGATGCCTTCGGGTGTCGGCGGTAGCTGCTCAATTGGCACCCACTCGGTTTTGACGCCCCATTTGGGCTTTTTAAGATTCTTTTTCATGGTCTTTAATCCCACAATTCAAATTGTGAAGGATGCGAGACTGGCAACATAACTTGCGTATAATCGAAGTGCGTCTTGAAAGCCTCCTCGACGCGGATTTTTTCTTCTCCAAAACGGACAACTTGGGCGTTGTATGTGAAGACTACTCGCGGAATATATAAGCGACCGTAGGCAAATTCGGTTCCGCGTTCTGTGGGTCGCCACATTCCGGAATGCTTGCTCGCCGGGTCTTCCGATTCTTTTCGTTCGATTAAACCCCACCATCGGACAGTGGGCAATTGGTTTGTCCTCGTGAGCCATCTTGGCGCGGTGTTCGGAACATCGGTCCAGTCGTCTCCTTGGCGGACAAGCCAAAGCAATGCTCTTGCCATAGAGGCATTAAAATGACGTGGATAAATTTTCCCCCACCTGTCGCAACAAGGGCATCGGGACCCGTCGCCTTCGATAGCGTTGCGCCAGTCTTCTCTGGCTTCTTGGAGAGTTTTAAGATTCTTTTTCATGGTACTTCTTTGCCAACAGTTCGAGGGACAGTTGGTCAGGGTCAACACTCCGATCATACTGTTCTTTGGCGCATTCAAAGGCCACCGCTGCATAGCCTGCGCCGTCAATGTAGTTATCCTTCTTCAGCGTCCCCAACTTTCGTCGGGCGATCTTCATCAACTCCATCATATTGGCTACATCCTCGGCAGTCAGATCACCTTCTTTATTGTACAGGTAGCCGTTCCATAACCGGGCTATGTTTTCGTGGTTCTCCCACATAGAGCCATAATCGGTGGCACGGTCACCCCCAATTAGATTTAAAGCTGTCTCCAAAACTTGTTTGGCTGGTACGGCCATCGTTCAACATCCTTTCTTCAATAGGTATTCCAAGTGACTTTGCGTGTTTGATTCCGCTCTCCATGCCCTCCGTCATTCCACGGTCCATGTAGACGGCGCAGAGTTCTGCTACTTCGTACCATGCGAGGGCGAGCCTCATGCCTTTCTGTCTCTGCTCCGATATCTTGTCGTCTAGCACTTGGGTGTACAGTAGGTGGGACGCAAAGGGTGATTCATCACGCAGTATAGAATCCCACAGGCAGCGTCGAGCGTATTCGATGTTGTCGGGATGTCCCCCGCTATAGGGGCTCTCAATAATAACTCTCATATCGCCCAACCTCTTTGGGAGTCTTCGGGCATCTTGAGCACGAGGTTCTGTTTTGCGCGTGTTATTCCGACGTACAGAACGCGGTGAGCGTCGTCGGGGTTCTTCTCCATCTCCTTGAGGGCCTTGCCTGACAGGTCCGTGAACAGGAGTACGTTGTCCGCCTCGCCGCCCTTTGCACCGTGGATCGTGGACAGTTTGATCTTGGGCTTCTCAAAGATGTTGATGCCTCGGTTGAGCAGCGCGGTAGCGTATGCCCGATCTTCGTCGCCTATCCGGTCCAGCGCCACGTCCCATGTGTCGTCGGCAGTCTCCAACCCAAAGTGCTGGCGAAGAACGGATATCGTAAACAGGTCTTGCTCGTCGGCACCGGATAGCATCTTCTTGGCACCGCGCTTCAAGCGACCTGCCCCGCTGGAGATGTGGTCGTAAATGTTGACGGCCTCTTTCAGGGATATCTCGTGCCCCGGACTTTCCTGCATGTGGTTCCAAGAACTGATGGCATTCCGCACGTTTTTCTTGAGCGACGGGGAGCCCTTTCGTTCAAAGTAGTGACCGCTGGAGGTTAGCCTGTCCGCGAGTTCATCCAGCATGTAGTTTGCCTGCGCGAGAACGAGCCACTCCTCGTCACCAAACGAAACCGTGCTGGCGTCGTAGGTTCTCTCGACACTGCCCTCCTCCTGTCGAGGATCCCAGATCTTTTTCTGGCGGCTATGGATGCGCTGAACAACCGAATCCGCAATCCGGTGAACGCTGCGGGGTATACGATAGGATTGGGAGAGGACCTCGGACCCACCTTCCAGAGAGACAAAGTGCCCTATGTCGGCACCGGCCCAGCGGTATATGCCTTGGTCATCGTCGCCAGCAACGAACATACGTTCGCACCTCTCGTTCAGACTGTGGGCCACCCGCCACTG